ACATCAACAACGACATTAAGAGGATTGCTCGTGAGGTTGGCAGGCTACTGGAGCAAGAGGTTTCCATGATGAAAGCAAGGTCACGGTAATGGCAGGACAAACCCCACAACCTAGGTCTACTGACCCAGATTATCTTGCGTGGTTAAACCAACAGGCTCTGAACAACCAGACAAGGCGGAACCAATTTGCTGGTATTACCGACTACGAGCCCTTTGACATAGCCAGAAACAATTATGATAATCCCCCGTTTACTTGGCCTGCAAAACAATACACCGATATCACGGGTAATCAAGTAAAGATTCAAAGGGGGTACATGCGGAGCCTTATCACCGATTCACGGCACACTACATCTACCACCGCCAAAAATAGGAGGTTGTTCTTTCAATTCAACCCCACCGTGTTAGTTCGCTCCGTGCAACAGTCTGTTGGCGCAATGAACCCCCTGTTGCAGGACCCTGCTCAGTTGTTGCAACCAGTACCTGGAACAGCCACATTTGGTTTTGAGTTGTTGTTTAATCGTGAAAAAGAAGTGGCGTCTGGAATGTCATACCCACCTGGGGAGCAACCACCGCAGGATGACCTCATGACCCTGCCTAATGGTGATTTTGCTTTGGCGTCACAGATTGGGGTTTTGGCCGACATTCTGGTCTTGGACACAATTACTGGACAAGGGATATCCAAAGACATGATTGACTTGGCATCTCAGAGGACCCAAGAGGCTGTTAGAACAGACATCACAACTCGTGAGGAGCGAATCAAATCATTGTTGGAGGGAGACGACAATGAGACAGAGGTTGCCGTAGAGCGGGAAGACATCAAGAAACTACAGGAAAAAGTATCTTCGTTGTCCGAACAATACAATCTCAATATAGGTAACCAGGCATTTTTGAACCCTCTTCCTTTCCGAGTACTGTTCTCGTCGTTGTTCATGATTGAGGGAGTCGCCACCAGCGTTGAGGTGCAGTATCAAAAGTTCAGCGCCAACATGGTTCCTACACAATGCAAGGTCATCATAAATATGTACGCCTTGTACATCGGTTTTGCTCAACGAGACACATTCCTGACAAAAAACCTGGAATCTGCGGCAACGCAGGCTCGTGAGGAGAAAGCGGCCGAGGATTCTATTAAGGCACAATTAGATTATGGAATCAAATCAATAAAAGTTGACAAGGTGAACTTCAAGGCACAGGAAGATGTTGAAACCGCATCAGTAAAGGTCCATAAAGTAAAGGTGGAGGTAACACCCTCTTTAAGGGACAAGATTGTCTCCAAAGAATTTACGGATGTGTACATGAAAGTATTCATGAACATCAAGTTCTATGACCCTGCATTTGCACCACCAACACGAGAACAGTTTGATTTGAGCGGCCAGTTTGGTACTGGGGACGGCAAAAAAGACTCTGATTTTAAGATAGACATTCCTTACAGAGAAAAAAAGTTCACTCCTTTTGGTCCCGATAGAAACACCGCCGTAGACCTTTCTTCTGTTGAGGTGAAAGACTTTCTTATTGAGGAGGCAAATAAAGCAACTCCCAGACTCAGGTTGGCCTACGAACTTATGTTTGTTTTCGTTGCCGACGATGTTGAATCAACACCCATCTATCTACCCGTAGTTATGGATGTGCCGTGGGCCACTGGTTTAGTAGACGGGCACGACACGCCTGCTCAAGTATTCACAAACGGTAAGACTTCCGTAAACCCCGCTCCCTCTACAGGTATCCGATAATGATTTCTCCCCTCTCCAGATACAGGATGATTTCCGAAAATCGTGACGGAAAGGTTGTTGTTGTTGCTGTCAAGTTGCCGTCCTCCATCCCCAACTACTCGTCATACACTGTTCGTGACAATGAGACATTTCAAAGCATCTCTATGAGGGTGTTTGGTACTCCTTTGTTGTATTGGCGTATTGCCGATATCAACCCCCAGGTGCCCTTTCCTGATTACATTCCCATTGGAACCGTAATTCGCATCCCGCAATGATTACCTCTGGCGCATCTTCTTTGGAACTGAAATTCTCCGTCAGTATTGACGGAGGCCAACTTGATTATTCATCTATTCAAATTGTCAAGATTTATCTACAAGAAAACATGCACAATCTGGCGTCTCTAGAGGTGGCAGGGATACCGCCCGAGTATTTGTCTGTCTACCTCAACCTTCCTATTGTCATTAGAGTTGGTGTTGGTGCAATAGGCTCTTACACTTTCTACGGATACATCTACAACATGGCCCCAGTATCCAAAAACAAGGATGGCCTTGTAAACAACAGCCCATTTCAAACCACCACTATTAATTGTTTTGGGGCCACATACCCTATGCGTGGCAAAAAAACACGCTCGTGGGAACATTACACATTGCCACAAATAGCCAAGGAGTTGGCAAACAAGTACAACCTCACGGTGTCAGTTCCTAATGACCCTTTTGTGTTTAGCAGACTGGTGCAATCGGAGAAAACTGACTGGGAGATTCTGGTGGAGGCCGCTGATTATCTGGGATACAGGGTCTGGTCTGACGCCACTCATATTGATATCTGGGACCCTTATGCGGCGCTAAGTCATAGGGGAATGCGAAACCTGTACGCCATGAGTGCTAACCAGGGCTCGGTAAAATCACGACCAGGACAGGTTATCCACTTTGCCAGCCAAGTGAGTAATGCCTTAAAGACATCTGACACCCTTCATTCCTTGGTGGATTCTTCAATCTTGACTAATACCTACAACGACGCCAGTGGTATGGGGGCAACCGTACAATCTATATTTCAGGACGAGATAGCGGAAAATGCGGTTAGTGTGGACATGTCTCAGGCCGCCCTGAAAGGTCGCAATAGAAACAAGTTTCCAATCAGCGCCTCGGCCACAGTCGTAGGAGACCCTTCCATTACCCCTGGGATGGTAGTTGATTTGCAGAAATACGAGTCTGGTATTGATGGGTTGTGGTTGGTCAAGTCCGCACAGCATGAGATGTTCCGTGGTTCCGCCATGAGTTACTTGGAACTAGTGCGTGATACTTTTGCATCTAACAACACTTACCCTTCTGTTTTTGCCCCGCCCGTGCCTGTTTTGCCAGAGCCCGTTCTAAAGAACAGGCGTTGGAATGCCCTAACGGAGCAAGTGTATGTTTATGCGTAAGGAGCGCCCATGAAGTCCATATCAATACCATTCAGGTTTGACGGAGGAAAAGTTGCGTACACAACGGATAACTCCACCATAGCCAAACAAAAAATAATTGATGTGTTGGCTACACGGAACATGGAGCGTGTGATGCGCCCAGAGCACGGGGCGGGCATAAGTGACCTGTTGTTTGAGCCTATGGACCCCCTGGTGTTTGCTGACTACAAAATTGACGCCTTGAGGACTGTAAACGAATCGGTCAGTAATGCCCTCGTGAGGGACATGATTGTGGACAACAATGCCGTGCAGTACACTGGTAATGGCGAATCCACATTAGTTGTCCGAGTTGTGTACGATGTTGCAGGAGAAGGAACCACTGTGTTTACCCTGACATTGGACAGTACTAGGATTCTGACCGAAGAAACCCCTATCTAGGACGACCATGGCTAACTTTGACTATACCAACAGAGACTTCCTGTCTATTCGTCAGGACCTTCTTAACAGGGCCGCCCGCACTATCCCCGAGTGGGGTGCGAATGACGCTTCCGACTTTGGAAATGTAATGGTGGATTTGTGGGCGTACATGGGTGACATCATCCATTTCTACATTGACCGAGCCGCTGGTGAAGCGTTTCTACAGACCGCAACTCAACGAGAGTCCATCATGGCTATCGCCAACCTTTTGGACTACATTCCTGTGTCGGCCAGGGCGTCTCGTGGCCTCGTCACTGTTCAACTCAACTCGTTGCCGTCACTGTCGGCGTCCTATGTGGTTCCTCAGTACACAGTGTTTACTGGTTACGACGACAACCTTAATGGGTACTCGTTCTACACCACAGCGGCAAGCACTGCATTGACTAGCACAACTGTTGGCGCATTTGGAAACCAAGCCAATATACCTGTTGTGCAAGGACAAATCATCCAAAGCGAACTTCTTGGTGAAAGTACTGGTAAGACCAACCAAAGGTTTGTCCTAGTCAAAAAGAATGCAGACATTTCCAGTATTTCCATCACCGTTGCTGAGGGTGCTCTTGACGGTAGCGGTAATCCCACCAATGTGACATACCAGTATGTGGCACAGATGTCCACTGCTGACTACCTGGACAAGGTATTCACTGCCAGGGTCATGTCCGACAACAGCACACAGATTATTTTTGGTAATGGTTTTAACGGCTCTATTCCCACAGCCAACGCTACGATTACTGCGACCTACAGGACCACAGAAGGTTCCTCAGGAAACCTGTCTGCCAACCAAATAAAGACGGTCAGTGGAACACCAGGAACATACATCAGTGTTGTGTCTTCTTCGGCAACCTCTGGTGGAGCAGACGCCGAGTCAATAGAATCAATCCGAAACAGCGTGTCTCGTCTGTACCGCACACAGGACCGTGCGGTGTCCTTGCAGGATTACAAGGACCTGTGCCTGCAAGTCCCTGGTGTCAGTAAGGCCACTGCCCTCCACAGCGCTGGTGGGACATTTAATGTTTCAACGACGGGGACAATGGGTTCTGACTTCTATGTAACCACCACATATCCACACAATTTTGTAGTAGGACAGACTGTGGCTATTTCAGGAAGTAGTCAGGGAACGCATAACGCCACAAACCTGTTGGTTGCATCTATCGTCTCTACCACATCGTTTACAATCAAGGTGTCCGATTTTCCGTCCACTCCCACTGGCGCAGGCACTGGTGGAATGGTTACAGGATTAAATCAAGTAGTTCTCTACCCAGTTCCTCACCAGTCTTCTTACCCACCAGCGGCGGTAGGTAGTTCAGTCGTCGTGCAGATTCCGACATCTATTGAAGAGGCGGTTGAGTCTTACTTTACGACAAGGTCAATGCTTGGTGTAACGGCATCAGTAATCACGCAGAACGCTAGCGTCAGCAGTTCGGTTAAATATGTAGAGTGCACCCCAGTTTATGTCGGTTTGAAGGTCAATGTCCTGCCTAACTTTGTGCAGTCGTGGGTGCAAAACCAGGTGGACAAGGCTGTCAGAGAACTTCTTGCATTTGACCGTGTAGTGTTTGGTCAGGTGGTCACGATTGGTGATGTGTACCGTGCCGCTTTGTCGGTTGTTGGTGTTGACTATGTTGAGTTAACCAACCTTTCCACAACATATGACGCTACTCCCGCAACTGTCAGCACGGTGGCCAATGTCCAGATTGCATCCACCAAACTTCCGTGCTTTACTGACGGAATCAGCGGTAATCCAGCCGTGTCGTTCTACATGGTCGGTGGACTGACTGGTTACGACAACTAATGGCGTACACATCGTTCCGACTCCGCAAAGCAAATGTCACCGCTGGTAACGGCGGTTCTGCGGTACGCCGTTCGTTCTACAACCAGGACCTGTCTACCCCAGCAGGCAGTGGAACGGCGGCCACCGACTCAGGGCTCAGGGCAGAAAACTTTGTGGAGGCTGTACCAGCCAGTTACTTGGAGTCCGAATTCATCGCTGAGGTGTTCCAGAGGGACAGAGTTGAACTGTCGTGGAGGTTGGAGCAAGCCCTTGTTTCCACACTAACTGCTACTTACGAGCCCACCAAGATAGTAATCAGGGCGTCCAACGATGGCGAGCCCACAACTGTGTCTGATGGTGTTGAGGTCACTGAGGTGACTGCTAACAACTATTTTGAACAATACACCGACATCAAGACCTCATCACGAACACACATCGGTGACGGCAAGTGGGTGTACTACTCCATGTTCGTGTTGTTTGAGGAGTTGGCTGGGGCGTCCTACTACGAGCGTGTTGCCGTATTGTCGGTACAGATTCCTTATGACTTTGGCTCTACGGATGAACTGTGGCGCCATGTCCCCACTTACTACAGGGAATTGGACACTTCCTATGTCCAGTCAACGCCTGGGTACTCGTACAGTAACGGCCCCCTGTACCGATTCATTGAGTTGTTTGGGTGGGAAATTGACAAAATTCGCACCACCGTGTACGACACCATGCGAATCAATGACCCACAGGTAATTCACAGTTCTGCGATTGACGCCCTGGCAGAGCAGGTGGGTGCAGAGATACAGAAGGACACCCTTGGTACCGCCAAACTTCGTGCGCTGTTGGACAACATTGGGTACCTGCGCAGGACCAAGGGAACCATTGACAGCATCAGTTCTTATATCTCCGCACTGTCTGGATGCGGGGTGTCCGTCAACACGGCTGTGACGCCCATTGAGTTCAATGTGCACCCACACAGGGTGAACCTGATGTCTGACCCACTGTTCACCAACGCATCCACGACTTCCAACTCGTCTTCAGGGGTGTATTCCAGGTCGTACACGGGCCTCAGCAATGCCTTCGGCTACTACGGGTGGGGTGCGGTGTGTGTCGGGGCCAGCCCCACCATTGCGGTGAGTAACGGTGGAGTGACGGCCACATTCCCATCTGGAACTGGTAGCGCCACCCTTTTGGTGTACTCACGGAAAACCTTTGTATACAACAACAATTTGGTCTACTATTTTTCTTCTGTAGCATCCCACCCGTACAGCGCTAGGTTCTGTGACAGCACGGCCATACTGGCGCTAGAGACGGTGACACCACCAGTCACACCAATCCCGTTTTTTGATTCATGGAACGACGCACTTCCACAAACCAGTTTCCCTGAGTATCAGGCATCCAGCCCAAACAGGACGGTGATTGCATCCATACCCAGTTCGTCTACGGCCAACGGGGTTGTGTTCCCCGTGTTTAAGTTTGACATCACACTGTCCCCCAGTTCCAGCACGGCTGTGACACTGTCTGCACCCCTGGTGGAGTACCGTCATCAGCATGGGGATTTCTTTACTGGCAACGAGGCGTTTGGTGGGTTCATTCCCGATGCCACAGGCTCCACTCCTGGAACCTATGACTATCACTGGGGGGCAAACGGTCAGGGGACTGATGGAGAGGACTTCTCGTACTACACCTTGGATTACTACCGCTCCAAGGCGGTCACACGAAACATCGTCTCAAACTATGTGGTTCCTGTTACGCTGGCACTCAACACGGATTACGAAATCAACTGGGATGTTCTTGAATGACATATGTACTTGC